CTTTTACGAGAATAACGGGGTCGGTCTTGACAGCTATGTAAATTGGTTAAGGCATAATGGATGGGACAAAGCCGAGCAAATCCTACCTCACGATGTACAAGTGCGGGAACTCGGGACGGGGAAAAGCCGACTAGAGGTTTTAACCGATGCTGGATTGAACATTCGGGTTGCCCCACGCATGGGGGTCGATGATGGCATCCAAGCGGTACGAAGGCTTCTCCCGCGATGCTGGTTCAATGTGCCAAAGGTCAAGCAAGGACTAGACGCACTCCGAAACTACCGAAGGGATTACGATGAAAAGCGGAAAATCTTTTACGACCGACCACTTCATGATTGGAGTAGCCATAGTGCTGATGCTTTCCGCTACTTGGCAATCGGTCTAAACGAAACTACCGGCTGGTCAAAGATGCCCACTCAAAATGTGAAATGGATTGTGTGATGGACAAAAACAAACTCAAATCAATCATCGATGCGGAGATTTCCAACAGTCTCGGCTATTTGGAGACCGAAACCACTGAACAGCGTAGGGAAGCACTGCAAAGCTATTTGCGTCAACCTTACGGCAATGAGGTGGAAGGCAAGTCTCAGATTGTCACGGGTGAAGTGGCAGAGGCCGTAGACGGTTCTCTCCCGTCTTTGGTGCGAATCTTCACGGCAAGCGATGAGGTCGTGAGGTTTGAACCCCGTGGGCCAAACGATGAGCAAGCTGCCAAACAAGCCACCGAGTATGTGAATTGGGTATTCAATCGTGACAACGAAGGCGTGATTATTCTTCACGATTGGTTCAAAGATGCACTTCTCCAAAAGGTCGGGGTCGTTAAAGCCTATTGGGAAGATAAAGAAGATGTCATCAAAGAGAAGTACCGCGATCTAACTGAGGACGAACTTGCCATGCTGATGAGCGATGGCACGATGGAGATCGTTGAGCAAGACACACAAGAATTCGATCAGATCACCCCAATGGGGCCGATGAAGGTCAAGATTCATGCTGTGACCGTCTCAAAGAAACAAAAGACGGGGCGTGTGGTGGTCGAGAATGTACCGCCCGAAGAATTCCTAATCTCTAAGAAGGCTCGGAGAATTGAGGGTTCGCCTTTTGTTGCACACCGTAAGCTGATGACCCGTAGCGACTTGATCGCAATGGGCTTTGATGCTGACATTGTGGACGGTATTCCTTCTAGCGACTCACTGACCTACACGCCGGAGCGACTTGTTCGGTTCTCCAATGGTGAGCAACCGGATGACTCCACAAGCATGGATGACTCGATGCAGAGTGTGGAAGTGTTCGAGTGTTACCTACGGGCAGACATGGACGGGGACGGTATCGCTGAACTGCGCCAAGTGTTCTATGCTGGCAACGAAATACTGTCAGACGAAGAATGCGACTATGTGCCATTCCACTCGATCTGCCCGATTCCAATCCCGCACAAGTTTTTCGGTCAGTCGATGGCTGACCGGACTACAGACATTCAGCTACAAAAGACCACTATCACCCGTCAGATTTTGGACAACCTCTATTTGACAAACAATGCGCGGGTGACTGCTGTAGATGGTCAAGTGAACTTAGATGATTTGCTAACTGCCACTGCGGGTGGAGTGGTGCGGATTAAATCTCAAGGCGCAGTGCAACCATTGAATGTGCCTCCGGTTGCTGGACAAGCCTTCCCGATGTTGCAATATCTTGACTCTGTGGCCCAAAAGCGCACCGGAGTGACAGACGCTTCACAAGGGTTAGACCCCGCTATTTTGCAGAATGTTACTGCTGCTGCTGTGGCATCTATGCAAGCGGCTGGTGCGGGTAAGGTCGAACTGATCGCACGAATCTTTGCGGAGACGGGTGTTAAATCTCTGTTTAAAGGTATTCTGCATCTGCTCTGCAAGTATCAAGACAAGCCCCGCATTGTGCGGATGAGAGGCTCGTATGTGTCCTTTGACCCGCGAGAGTGGACTAATCAGTACGATGTGGACATAAATGTAGGTCTCGGTGCTGGCAACCGTCAAGAACAGATGGCGATGCTTCAAATGGTCTTGCAGAAACAAGAGCAAGTATTGGGACAGATGGGGCCATCTAACCCATTGGTCAGCATGGGACAGTACCGCAACACGCTCGGTCGGATGGTGGAAGCTGCAGGGTTCAAAGACAGTGCTGAGTTCTATAAAGCTATTCCTCCGGAACTCGATCAGCAATTGAGCGCACCTCCGCAACAGCAAGCCCCGCAGATGACTCCGGAAGCACAAGCGGCAATGGCAAAGGCTCAAGCGGATATTGAGGTTGCAAGGGAAAAAGCTGCTGCTGATATTCAGTTGGCAAGGGAGAAAGCGGCGGCTGATATTCAGTTACAGCGAGACAAGTTCCAAGCTGAGATGGTATTCAGAAAGCAAGAGTTTGAAGCAGAGGCCCAATTGAAAGCAATGAAGGTCGGAGCAGGAATTACCTCTAACATTGAGATTCCGGGGTAATCATGCAAATAATATTTGGGAATTGATATGGCAAAAACTCTTTATATCTATAACCCAGTAAATAACACAGTATCTAAAGATGGAGAAACGAGACCATACTTAGGCGGTGTTGGTTTTGATGCGCCTACAGTTCAAAGTGGTGGAGGTGGTCTTTTTGGGGCTATTAGCAATGCCGTTACAAATGTATTTCAACCTGTTGAGCAAGTTGTTAATCAAGCTGCCGTACAACTAGATAAAGATTTAAGCCTATCTCAAAACGCACCGTTATTGGCGGCAATTGCTTTAAGTGTGGCTGCGCCGGGGGTTGGCTCTGCTATTGGTCAACAAATGATAGCGGCGGGTTTGATTCCGGCGGCTACATCTGCGGCTGTGGCAACGGCAATTGGTACGGGTGTGGCTAACGCTGCCCTACAAGTTGCACAAGGCAAATCAGCGGAGGATGCTTTAAAGGGTGCTGTAGTCGGTGGATTGGTGGGTTTTGCTGGTGGACAAGTTGGCGACTATTTGGTGGCTGACCCCGGCGCGGTGAAGAACTTTGTCTCAAGCACAGCGGCTAACATGATTTCGGGTAAAGACCCCGAGACTGCTGCAAAGACTGCGCTTGTGCAAACGGGCATTCAAGGCACAGCGAATGCAATCTCTCAAGCACAAGCCGAGAAGTATCTTGAGAATCTTCCCATTCCCGACTATTTGGATGCTGGCCCTGCACCAACTAGCGCAGACACAATAGCTGCATATCCGGAGACAAATCCGAATCTAGTTGAGACAACGCTACCAAATCTAACACCAGATCAAATAGATGCGGCACTAAGCAATCTAACGGGTGGGTACACGCTTGGCGGTACGACTGAGGGCATTAGTGCAACATTGCCAAACACAATGGTAACGGGCACAGAACCCATTGATTACACATTAAATGTCTTAACGGGTGGTGAGGGTTTGACTACGCCAACAAGCCCTAATTTAGACATTATGGGTGGTGGTCAAGGACTAACCGGCAATTTGACTGGTGGAGTAGTGGGAGAAGGTGGACTCACGCCAACGGGTAATGTGACGCTTGGCGACCCAACTTCATACATCAATACTGGTGCGCCGGTAACGACAAATAAAACCTACACCTACGATGATGGAAGCACTCTCACGGTAGACAAAGATGGTACGCCGATTGATTACACGGAAGCTACCGACACGCTATATGAGGGGCCGGTAGAAACACCTTCTAGCCCACTCACAAGGTCTCAAATTGAGGGGTTAATCAAACTTGGGTTGGGTATTTACGGCGCAAGCAGAGTGAGTGATGTAGTAAGGGATGCAATATCTAGCGGCAGTGATGCAGAAACACCGCAAAGCGGTTTCCCATTCACTCCGAGCGACATATCCGGATGGGCACGACCCGAGTACACAAAGACATGGCAAGCCCCAATAGACATAAACTCACTGTTTACCACTGACAATCTGTTAGGTGGCACACAATGGGCTGGACTGCAAGGCAACCAATTCGCCAATACCCCGCAAGTATCAATGTCAGACTTCATATCGAGTATCCAAAATGGAAAAGTTTGAACTTGCCAAAAATCTGCTATCCGATGAGTTCTTCTTAGAAGAAATGGAAGCATTAAAGCAATCTGAATTGCTGAATATAGTTAACTCTGCGCCGGAAGATATTGAAGCGCGAGAACTTGCATATTTAAAAATTCATGCTTTACAATCAATTAAAGGCCACTTTGAATCAATCGCATCTACGGGGCTAATTGTGAAGAAGCGGTGGAAGATTTTGTAATCGTTGATTACACCGTGGCACTCGGTAAGTGCTGACAAAATGGGTTAGAAATGAGTGATAACACGGCTCCGCAAGGAAGTGAATCGCTGAATGTGGAACAAGCTGCTTCTGCATTCTTTGGGTTAATGGACTCTGAACCGAACGCCGAAGGCCAAGTCGAACAGAGTGCAGATTCAGAGAATGATGATGGCGTTGATTCCGAGTTGGTGGATTCTGAAGAAGGTGAAACAGAGCGCACAAGCACTTTTCGAGTCAAAGCGGCTGGAGAAGAACGCGAAGTAACTCTCGATCAACTTATTGAGGGCTATCAACTTGGGGCCGACTACACAAAGAAAACCCAAACGCTTAGTGAACAACGCCGCGCTGTGGAAGCAGAACGGTCGAAGATTGACGAAGCAAACAAGGTAAGAGATCAGTATGCTCAACGCTTGCAGATGATGGAACAATTCCTAAGTCAGCAAACGAAGGGCGAGAATTTGGATGCTCTTAAGGAAAGCGACCCAATCGGGTATGCGGTTAAGGTAGCAGAACAGCAGCAACGCAAGGAACAACTTGCGGTCTTGAAGGCAGAACAACAACGCATTGCTCAACAGCAACAAGCGGAACACTCTGAGAAACTTCAAAGCCATATTGCTCAAGAAAGCCAAAAACTTTCTAGTTCTATACCCGGATACGCAGACCCAAAGGCTGGCGACCAAATCCGCAAGGATATTCGGGACTACGCCAAGTCGATAGGGTGGACTGACCAAGAGTTAGCCAATGTCTATGATTCTCGTGCTGTATTGAGTTTGTATCACGGTATGAAGTATTCCTCTTTGCAAAAGGGCAAGCCGGAGTTATCCAAAAGGGTAGCCGAAGCACCCCGAATGATGAAAAGCGGAGTATCTGCGCCAAGAGACAATCAAGAACAGCACAAAAAAGCAGTAGCGCAATTGCGGAAGACCGGAAAAATCCGAGACGCTGCAAGTGCGTTTGAACGGTTCGTTTAATTCAAGGATTCAATCATGGCAACCTACCAAACCTATACCTCCATCGGTCAACGGGAATCACTTTCCGATGTGATCTACTCTATTTCACCAACCGACACTCCATTTATGTCATCCATTGGTAAGGGCAAAGCAACCGCTACCAATCACGAATGGATGACTGATTCACTTGCGAGTGCAGTTTTGACGAATGCGGCTGTTGAAGGGGACACGGCATCTGATGCCACTATTGCTGTCACCACTCGCATTGGCAACAAGACTCAGATCAGCCAAAAGACCGTGAAAATCTCCGGCACTTTGGAAGCTGTTGATAAAGCAGGGCGCAAATCTGAGAAAAGTTATCAATTAGCGAAAGCAAGCGCAGAAATTAAGCGAGACATGGAGACCACTCTGTTGTCAAACCAAGCAAGCACGAACGGTAACTCAAGCACTGCTCGTAAATTGGGTGGTTTGCAAACATGGTTGGCTACCAATGGTGACTTCGGCACAAGCGGTGTTGCTGGCGCAAGCGGCACGACCACTCGTACCAACGGCACTAACCGCACCTTTGATGAGGCCACTCTGAAAACTGTGGTTAAAGAAGTGTATGCCTCCGGTGGCAATCCCAAAGTGTTGATGGTCAACCCCGGCCATAAACAGTTGGTCTCTGCCTTCACGGGTATTGCGGCTCAACGCTACATGGCTCCCGGTGATGCACCTACGACCATCGTGTCGGCGGCTGATATTTATTTGAGCGACTTCGGTTCAATTTCGATTGTTCCCAACAGGTTCATGACCAGCACCAACACTTGTGACGAAGTTGCGTTTGTGTTGGATGTGGACATGGCATCAGTTGCCTATCTGCGCCCCTTCCAAACCAACGAGTTGGCAAAGACGGGTGATGCGGAAGTGACTCAGTTGCTGGTGGAATACACCTTGCAAGTGAACAACGAAGCTGCCCACGGCATCATCGCTGACTTGACTCCCTAAGAGTGAATGCCCCCATGTTTAACCGCATGGGGGTTTTTCTATGAATGAGTTTCGTAAATCTGTTGCCCACGCTGATGGCGAAGGCGGCATCATTATTGAGACACGCCAAGATGTAACGGCAAACATTGAGCAAAATCTAAAGGAATTCAATTCCTACGATGAACGCGCAAAGTGGTCGGATGACATTTTTGGTAACAAGATAGCTTCAATCCCATTGACGGTGATTGATGATCTAAACGCAAAAGGCATCATGCGGGGATTTGCTGTAATCGATGAAAAGCAAATGAAGGCATGGCTTAACAATCCCGATAACAGATTTTTCAGAACTAGACCGGGGAAAGTATGAGCATTGCGACATTCTCTGAACTCAGTACAGCGGTTGCCAACTATTTGGCCCGTAGTGACTTGACCGATCAGATTCCCGACTTCATTCGGTTTGCAGAACTGAGGCTTCGCAGAGAACTCCGCATTCGGCAAATGCTCAAATCAGTAACCACCACTACGACAAGTGGGGATGGAACGGTAGAAATACCGTCAGACTTTCTTGAGGCTAGAGACTTCTATGTAACGGGGAACCCTCCGCAACCATTAACC